GTGTCCAAGAAGGTCTGTTGGATAAGCTCCAGGCGATGCGCACCGAGTACGGTAAACCCATAAAGATCACCTCCGGATATCGTTGTCCACAGCACCCCGTAGAAGCCAAGAAAACCGCCCCTGGCGCTCACGCATTAGGCTTGGCTGCTGACATCGCGGCTGAGGGTGCAGAGGCCCACAGAATCCTCTCCCTGGCGTTCAAACACGGCTTCACCGGTGTTGGTGTGCAACAAAAAGGCACAGGTCGTTTTATCCACGTAGACATTCGGTCTGGGCAACTACCTACCCCGAGCGTATGGAGCTATTGAGTGCCCCTTGCCCGCCTCTTTCTAAAACCAGGAATCGACAAGCAGAACACCGAATACGGTGCGGAAGGCGGCTGGATTGACGGGGATTTCATTCGTTTTCGCTACGGCCTGCCAGAAAAGCTGGGCGGTTGGACGCGGTTCAGTAACGCTAATTCTTACCTCGTAGGCCTTGCAAGCGAGGTTTTTACCTGGAATGCCTTGGATGGCTCACCCTATGTTGCCGTGGGTACGACGAGAAAGCTGTATGTGTTCTTTGGTGGCGCGTGGGCCGATATCACCCCTATTCGAGCCACTACCGCTGCCGGGGATGTGACCTTTGCCGCTTCTACGGGATCCACGGTCATCACAGTAACAGACAATGCCCACGGGGCAACCGTAGGGGATTTTGTTACTTTTAGCGGGGTGGGTGCGAATGGTCTGGGGGTGGGGGGAAACATAACCCAGGCTATTTTGCAATCGCAGTTTGAGATTACCTCAATCATCAATGCCAACAGCTACACAATTACCTCTCCTGTTGCAGCAAATGCCTCGGACTCTGGAAACGGTGGGGCTGCTGTTGTAGGCACTTATCAGATCAGCGTTGGGACGGACACCAGCTTTTTTGACTTTGGCTGGGGCGTTGGAACGTGGGGCGAGAGCACTTGGAACACTCCGAGAACAAGTGGAACGGGGGTGTTTCTAAGCTCTCGCGTCTGGCAGTTAGACACATTTGGTGAAGACCTTATCTGCCAGCTTGTCAACGGAGCCATTTATCGTTGGGACTTGAGCGCGGGCCTTGGAACACGGGCCACTGCCATTAGCGGTGCTCCAACGAAAAGCGCCTATGCTCTTGTGTCCACGCCAGACAGGCATCTAGTCTGTTTTGGTACGGAAACGGTAATCGGTACAACAAGCACCCAAGACCCGATGTTTGTGCGCTTCTCCAACCAAGAGGACATCAACACCTTTGCTGAGACGGCCACGAACACGGCTGGGGGGCAGCGCCTGACAGATGGCAGCCGTATTGTCTCAGCGGTGCGCTCGCGGGGGCAGATTTTGATCTTCACCGACACATCTTTGCATGGCATGCAGTACGTCGGTCCGCCGTACACTTTTGGGTTTCAGCAGCTTGGCGCTAACTGCGGCTGTATCGGGCCGCATGCTGCGGTGGACGTGAACGGTGTTGCCTTTTGGATGGGCACTGAGGCGTTTTACATGTTCGACGGTACGGTTAAAAAGCTGCCGTCCACGGTCCAAGACTATGTGTTTAAGGACATAAATGTCGTGCAAGGGGCCAAGACCCATGCTGGGGTGAATTCCCAGTTCAACGAGGTGACTTGGTGGTATTGCTCCTTTACCAGCGACCAGATCGACCGATTTGTCACCTACAACTACCTTGAAAACACGTGGCACGTGGGCACGATGCCTCGAACAGCTTGGGTTGATCTTGGGACGTATCCCAAGCCTCTTGGTGCGGAGTATCTCCAAGACAGCACCGAGCCCACCATCTCTACAATTTACGGCTTAACGCCCGGTAGAACCTTGGTATACAACCAAGAAGAGGGTGTGAACGGCGACGGCCTGCCGATTGTGGCTTTCATCCAGTCTGGGTACTTTGATATCTCAGAGGGGGATAACATGCTGTACATGAAGCGGTTCATCCCTGACTTCAAAAACCAGCTTGGAAACCTCACGGTCAACCTGTTGCTAAGACCTTACCCCCAGGCCAGTGCCAGTCCCAGTTCCTTGGACCCTTATGTAATCACCCCGACCACACAGAAAGTGGACACGCGGGCGCGCGGCAGGCAGATCTCGCTTCGGATTGTTAGTGATGCCCTTGGCACCAACTGGCGTTATGGAACACTACGGGTAGATGTGCAGCCGGATGGACTTAGATAGATGTCCAAGATTACCAATGTCAGGCTGCCTAATGCTGTCTCGCAACAATATGATCCGCAGCAGTTCAACCAGCTTGTGCGTTCGCTTGAGCAGATTGTTTTACAGCTTAATTCAACCTATACGCCTGTTTTTAGCGAAAACACGCAGGGCGCTTTGTCCTGGTTCGAGAGTCGCGGAGAGTCAGAAATGAACGGTTATCCTTTTTCCGCCACTTCCTTGGATGCATTTGGCAGACTGCGGACTTCGCAGCCTTACACAGTCTTTGACAGCCAGAACCGATACCAGCCGGATTCGCAGTACGACACGGCGCTCACGGGTAGTGGCTCGACGAGCTATTTACTGGATCAGAGTAGCGTGAACCTTAATGTTGGCACGGCCTCGGGGGATAAGGTCATACGTCAGACATTTAGGAATTTCCCTTACCAACCGGGGAAAAGTCTTCTTGTTCTAGCCACTTCGGTTATGAATGCGGGCAAGGCCAACCTGCGGCAGCGGGTGGGGTACTTCAACACCGATAACGGGGTGTTTTTCCAGCAAAGTGGAACGACGCTTTCTTTTGTGTTGAGGACTTCTTCCAGTGGGGTGCCTAGCGACGCTCGGACCGTGAACCAAGCGTCATGGAACGGGGACAAGTTAGACGGCACGGGGCCTTCTGGACTGACGTTTGATGTGACCAAGAGCCAGATTTTGTTCTTGGACTTTGAGTGGCTGGGGGTGGGTTCGGTTCGCGCGGGGTTCGTGATCAACGGCATCTTCATCGTGTGCCATACGTTTAATAACGCCAACGACATTGACAAGGTCTATATGACCACGGCAATCCTGCCTTTGCGGTATGAGATTGAAAATACTGGCGTCACGGCGTCCTCTTCGGCATTAAAGCAAATCTGTTCTTCGGTGATCTCTGAGGGTGGGTATGACCAAAAGTCCTCTCAGATCTGGGCGCGTCGTACTTCGGCTTTGACTGGAGTTGGCACGAGTTTTGTCCCGGTCGTTTCTGCACGGCTCAAGGCCACCAGAACGGGGGCAATTGTGCTTCCGGCAGCACTTTCTTTCCTGCCGACATCTTCAAACGACCTTTTTGAAGTGGCGTTGGTTAAAAATGCAACACTTTCTGGAGCAGCGTTTACTTCTCTTTCAGCCAATATAGAGAGTGATACCACGGCCACAACTATGTCAGGCGGAACCATTGTTTACAGTGATTTGTTAGCCTCCACTAACCAAGCCAAGGTTCCTATAAACGTAGATGTTTCCTACAATTTTGCACTGCAACTAGGCATAAGTCTGGCTGGAACGAGGGACATTTACACCCTGGCCATGCGTCTAATTACAGGTACGGGAGACGGTCTGGGTTCGTTGAGCTTTTTTGATATTACAGACCCTGTACAAGGAAACCCAATAATCTACGCTTTCCCAGGAACAGCTGGGCTTACCCTAGCTGGAGTAGCTCCAACGGTCACGGTGGCGTAAATGTCAAACAAATATTTCAGGAAAACATCTATCCCCTCTGCTGGGGTAGAGACGACCATCTACACTGCGCCGGAGGCTAATACCGGCGTGTTGCGCTCTTTGCGGGTGACTAATTCTGGTGCGTTGGCTTCGTCGATTACGGTCACCCAGTACACAGGAGGTTCTGCCCCGGCGCATTATTTGCTTCGAGGAAAAACACTTTCCGTCAACGCGACTGTGGATGTTTTCAACGGTGTGCCTTGTGTTTTAGAGGCCGGAGACGAGCTAAACGTAACTTCTACTGAGGGTTCTGTGGTCTTTTATCTGTCCTACCTTGAAGTAGACAGGAACTGATAAAAACCAGATAATCGGGGTTATTTCGCGTCCTTTCCCGGCGCGCGCCCAACGAGGCCTACATATTAATTTGGAAAGGACACCCATGAACGGTGCAGGAATTATGAACCTGCCTACAAATGTAGGCGGAATGGCTTCCCAGGACGGACTGGACTCTTTTGCTCCTCTTATTGCCTCGCAGCAGGCCGCGCGAGACATAGGATATCCACAGTTCACAAAAGAGCTCTTAGAAGCAGGGTCGGAGGTAGATCCCGCTGAGGTTCAAGAGTTCATACAGGCTATTCGTGAAGCGCGTCTCACGCCTGATGAGATTGCCATGATGCGCCGTGTTGTGGAAACCGTCTTGAACGATCCCAACAACTACCCTCAAGTTCGTATGCGCTTGCTTCAGGAAGGCATTTCTGAGGACTTGCTGCCCGAGACTTTTGACCTTGAGTTTTTCATGGCAATGCGAATTGCTGTGGAAGAGGCAGAAAACCTTTCTCGCGAACCAGGGCCCATGGGACTTCAGATGCCCATGGAAATGGCCGAAGGCGGGATTGCTGGACTGCCGCAGATGCAGCCGATTGCGCGTGAGCTCGCCGCCATGGGCCGTAGTGGCGATACCATGCTTGCCCACATTACGCCGGAAGAGGCGATGATGTTGCGCCAGATGGGCGGCTCAGGGACCATCAACCCATACACGGGGCTGCCTGAGTTTTTCTTAAAGAAAATCGGCAGGGCACTTAAAAAGTTTGCCAAGAGCACTGTCGGACGGATAGTTATCGGCGTAGCCCTAGGCGCGTTTCTTGGGCCTATGGCTGTAGGTGCTTTGTCTTCTACTGCTGGTATCACTTTAGGTACTGCGGCGCAGTTTGGGTTGAGCGCTGGCATAGGCACATTTGGCGCAAGTCTTCTTGCTGGAGATGGCCTTAAAAACTCCTTACGTAAGGGCATCACTGCTGGGCTTACCTCTTATGTGGGATCAGGTCTAGTTAGTGATGCCGGTTTTTCTGGTGTGCCTTCAAACACACCAAAAACCTTTGGCGAAGGGTTTACTCGTGGTGTAGAGCAAATTACAGCGCCTTTTAAAGCTGCCGCTGAGATGGTTCGGCCCGCTGCTCCTGCACCCGCTGCCGCTAGTTTGGCTGCACCTGCCGTGTCACCGGCGCCATCAGCAGCGCAAATTGTTGAAACCGGTGGCCCTACTGGAAGCCCCGTTCTAGGTGGATTTTCGGACTTTACAAGAGGGATGCCCCCACCCCCGGCTGCGGCCCCAGGTGCGCCTGCGCCTAGCTCCCCTTTCCCCGCCGGTCAAGTTCCTTTGCGGCCAGTAGGGGATCCATTTGTAGACGCCGTAGAAAGTGCAGGTATGCAAACTCCTGCATCAGCGGGGCTTAGATCAACACCTGCCGCTCCTAAGACTTTTGGGGAAAGGATTAGTGACTTTTACTCAGAGCGTTTGTCTCCAACCCGTGCAAGCATTCAGGGGCGTTCTGCTGACACTATTTTTAATGATTTAGTGACAACAAAAGGGCTTCCTAAAACTGCGGAGACCATGAAACTTGCTCAAGACATGGCCACTAAAGAAGCTCCTGGGGTGTTCGCCAAGTACGGCCCACTCGCCGCCACAGGCGCCTTGGCCCTTGAGGCGACGACCGGGGGCATCAGCAACCTGTTCAAGCCCATCGAAGGTGAAGGGGGCATGTCGCTCGAAGAGTACAACAGGCAGCGCGCAGAAGAGGCGGCAGCGTTCCGCCAAGCGCGCCCTGAGTTCTTCGGGGGCTTTGTCCGTGGGGCGTTCGACAGGATGCCCTATACGGCAGCTAGGGGCTCTAGTCCCGAGGGCGTGACCAACTTCCCCCGCAGGACAGGCGCGATTAACGGACCAGGAACAGGCACTTCAGATTCCATCCCGGCCATGCTCTCTGACGGTGAGTTCGTGTTCACTGCCAAGTCTGTACGGAACATGGGCAACGGCTCACGGCGCAAGGGCGCTGCCAAGATGTACCGGTTAATGAAGATGCTCGAAGGTGGTCCCGTAGGAAAGGGGAGATAAGTCATGGCTGTTTCAGTTACAGAACAAATCCAAAGATACCAAGAGGATCCACGGCTTGAGGCAATCAAGCTAGACTTGCTCGGTTCAGCAGCTAAGCTTGCTTATGATAAAGATCCTGAAACAGGGAAGGATCTTCCTCCTTCACAGACGCTTCAAGCGCGTCTGCCTTCTTACCAGATTGCTGGGTTTACTCCTGCGCAGCAGGCCGCTCTTCAGGCTGGGATGCAACAAGGCATTGGCAGCTTTTTGCCTTATATCCAAGCAGCCAATGTCTCTTTGGGCGGGGGCTATGGGGCTGCAGGAGAAGGCCTTGGTGCATTAAGCGCGGCTCAGATCGCAGGAGCAGGAGCAGCCGGTATGTACGATCCGCGCTCGGCGCTTGCCTTCATGAACCCCTATCAAGAGGCGGTCACTGAGCAGGCACTTCGCGCCATCCGTCGTCAGGCAGATATTGCTGGACAAGGACAGGCGGCACAGGCGGTACGTGCTGGGGCTTTTGGTGGCACTCGTGAGGGTGTGCAGCGGGCAGAGATGGAGCGCAATGTGCAGGACATCATGTCTCAGCGCATCGCCCAGGACTACGCCCAGAATTTCGGTCAGGCACAGCAGGCGGCTATGGCCGCTCAGGAGGCGGCTCGGGGGCGTCAGTTGGGTATTGGCCAGCTTTTTGGCGGCCTGGGGCAGACATACGGCCAACTAGGTGGCCAGCTTGGTCAACTTGGGGTCCAACAAGCGGCCTTGGGACAAACGGCCCAGCAGCTGCAACAAGGGGACATTGGGTTTTTGTATGGGCTTGGCCAGTCGCAACAGGCACTGCAACAGCGGGGTCTGGAAGCCCAGCGGGCAACAGAAATGCAGCGGCTTTATGCTCCGTATCAGCAAGCGGCCTTCTTGTCAGACATCTACAAAGGCGCGCCCTCCTCACAGATGGCATTTTCTTCTGCGTCGGTCCCGCAGCCCAGTCCTTTCCAACAGATCGCAGGGGTTGCCTTGGGTGGCCTGTCTACCTACGCTGCAGGTCAAAAAGCAGGCATTTTTTAAGAGGTAACTATGGCAAAAGACATGCAAATGGAAGAAATGCCCATCGACAACGTCGGCATCATGCAGGGGTTCCTGGACATGATGAATGAAGAAGATGACATAGGTGAGGGCGATGATTACGAGTCCGCTGAGGAGCTTGGCCGTTCGCCGGATTCGCCTGAGATTCTGATGAACAATCTTCGTGGGGACATGCGCTCCATCGATGCGCGTCGCGAAGAGCTTGCCGATCTGGTCGGCTACACCGCTGCCGCCGAAACACCCGAGCCTGTTCTTGCCATGCTCCAGCCAGTGCTGGCCCAACAAGGTATTGGCTCGCTTCCTATGCCAGGGGCCATGCCTCCCGGACCACCTCCCGCGATGGGGGGAATGCCCCCTCCGGGCATGATGCCCCCTGAAATGGGCATGCCTCCCGGGCCACCGCCAGGAATGCCCCCAGGTCCTCCTCCGGGCATGATGCCTCCAGGGCCCCCTCCTCCGGAGGGTGGTATTGCTGGCCTACCGGTAGGTCAACCTCCTTTGCAAATGGCTCAGGGGGGCCTTGTTCAATATTTTAGAGATGGGTCCGACGAGGACGGCGTGACCCCAGGAGAAGACTCGTCCTCAGGCTTTGCTTCATTTCCCCCGGAGCTTGTTGAAAGGTCCAGGCAAGAGGTCTATAACTACCTAGCTCGAAGACCAGAAAGTGTTCCCGCATTGCGGACGTTGGCAGAAAAACGTGCACGTGAATATGGAGAGATTCTTGGCACTGATCGAAAGTCTGCCCAGGCACAGCTGTTGTTTGAACTTGGACAACGAGCCTTTGGCTATGCTGCAAACGTAGATGAGCAAGGCCGTCCTTTGCGCGGCAGTCAGCTTGCTCGTCTAGCTGGAGCGGTGCGCACATTGCCTGCAGTAGTGGGCAAATACACGGCAGACATTGAAAAAGAAGATCGTGCACTGAAACTTGCAGGCATCCAGGCGGCCGAAAAAGAGCGTCAGACAATTCAAGAGGCCAATACAAAGCTGATTGAAAACCAACGCAAAACTTTCGTTGAGATCGTCAAAAAAGCCGGTGGTACGGACTCCTTGTTTGGCAAAGGGGCGTGGGAATGGCGCGTGGTCAACACACCAGGACTCCTGGCTAAGTATGCTGCAGGAAAGACTGATGAGGACGAGACCAACCTTGTTGACTCTTCGATCACGAAACTTAGCCAGCCTCGATTTGAAACAAGAATAGATCCGGACACTAAACTGCCTTATCAGGTAACAATTCCCCCTCTTATTCCCGATTTTGTTAGACAAGCGCAACAGACACGAAGAGGTGGGGTCGCTGCTCCGGGCGCCTCTGCTCCTGGAACAGGCGCTGCTCCAGCGCAGGCACAGGTCGGTGGAGGTTCGTTGCCGCCCAGTATGCGCGGTCCACGGCCCACGGTCGAAGCTCCCGGAACACCTGGAGCGCTTCCTGGAAGGACGCTCTGGAGTGAAAGCGCACGGATCACGGGCCCAGGAGCAGTTGCCGCTGGCGCTGTATCGGGGATTCCGGGGCTTGGTGCTCCATTCCCTGAGATCACACAGGCTCAAAGTCTGGCTAAGCAAGAGGTTGAAAACTTGGTTGAGGCGTTCCTAAAGAGTGGTCGTGCTCCGGTGGCTGAGCAAGAGCGCCTGCGGGCCTTGTACTCTGTTGGGCCGAAGTTCTTTGACGATCCTGCTGCCTATCGTGACCGTTTGATTGCGATTGACGAAGAGATTGCTAAGGAAATTAACTTAGCTAGGTCACAGGCTTTTGATGAAAAACTTAGTTCTTCTGTTCGCCAAAGTGCAAGAGAATTCCTGTCTTCGGCTGAAAAGTTCCGTTCTTCCCTGGGTGTTCCTGTTCGGATTTACACCAAAGAAGACGCGGCGAAGCTGCCGCCTGGAACAGAGTATTTGTGGCAGGGTAAGATCTCTGCGACGCGTGGAGGAAAATAATGAAAGATGATCAACTCCCAGCAGATATTCAAGCGGACATTCAGCGCGCAGGAACTGGATTAAGCCCAGAAGGCTTTACCGGAGCGTTCCAATCTGACATTCCGCCTTTGCCAGAAGGGGACTTTTTTTCTGATCCCACGCTGGGAGAAAAGGCTGAACAGGTTGGAGTAGGCACAGTAGAAGGGGTGGTCACCGGGCTACCCGTGCTGGGCGGTGGTCTTCTTGGTGGTAAGTATGGCGCACTGGCCGGTGGAGCAGTTGGAGGTCCTCCTGGTGCTGTTGTTGGCGGAACAGTAGGCTTTTTGGGCGGCCTGACTGCGGGCTTTTTGGCTTCTGAGCCTTTGGGGGACCTATTTCCCGGGGTTCCTCGCGAGGATTTGGCTCCGTATCGTGAAGGTGGTAAGACATTTGGTATGTCTATGGCCTTTGCTCCTGTTGCCTTTGGCATCCCACAGATGTCTGGAAATATGGTTTCTCGTTTCTTGTCGGGATTTGGAAAATCGGCACGAGAGCAGCCAAAATCTTTTTTGATAAACCAGACAATTGGTTCAACGGGAGCCGGAATCGCTGGGGGCATGGCAGAGGCCTATGCTCCGGGTCAGCCTGGGGTTCGCCTGGGGGCAGAATTAGTGGGTGGAGCAGTTTTGTTCTCTCCCGTAAAACTACTAGTCAACGTATCTTCCAGTACCACCGACTTTCTTGGAAACTTGGCTGGGCAGTTCTCCCAGGGCACTAGGGAGGCACGGACGGGCGGTGTCCTTCGTGCTGCACTAATCGAAGCAGGCGAGGATCCAGACGAGATCATCAAAGCCCTAAAACAAACTCTTCCGCCCGGTGTCAAACCCACGGCCGGACAGATGACGGGTGTGCCCGTCCTCAACATGATAGAGAAGACCCTTGCTGGGAACCACGCCAAGTACGGCGCGGCCACACAAGAGCAGGGCGAGAAGGCTTTCCAGGCTTATCAAATGATCGTTGAGCGCCTGCGCAACATTGGTGATCCACAGTCTCTGCGCAAGGCGGCAGAACTCGAAGCGCAGTATTTTGATGGCTTGATGGAAGGCAGCATTGAGATTGCGCATGCCAACGCCGCCCAGGCGATTGCCAATATCACAAGGGACACACCTGCTGCGCGGTACGAGATCGGGCAGATCATCAAGGGCAACGTCGAGCAGGCCTTAGGGCAGGCTCGTACGGTAGAAAAAGAACTCTGGAACAACGCCTACAAAGCAAGTCTGCGTCCTGCGGCTGATGGCACATTTGTGCCCCGTAAGGTGCGAGCAAACAACCTCGTCCAGTCTTACATCGACCGCATCTCACAGATTGCGCCGTCTTTGGTGGACGAGCTCGTGCCTCAGTCTGTTCAGCGCGTGATGCGTGATCTGGGAGTAACGGACCAGATGATCGGCCGATACCGGCTGGGCCGTCAGACAGAGCAGTTCTTGAACGAAGGCTCGGTGCCTGCTGAGTTTTTGCCAAAAGGATTGAAGCCTGTCGAGGTCACCGATCTCATCAACATGCGCAGCAACTTCTTGGAATTGGCAAGAAAAGCCTCCGCTCAGGGCGATAACTCGGCCGCCAGCCTGTATGGCAACCTTGCAGAAGAATCGCTTGAGTCGCTCAGCCGTCTGGACAGCCGCGCCTATGACAAGGCTCGGACCTACTCCAAGTCTCTTAACGATGTCTTCACCCGCTCTTTTGCCGGAGACATGCAACGCACTGCGCCTTCCGGGGCGGAGCGACTACCGGTAGAGATCCTTGTTTCACGGGCCTTTACCTCTAACGCGGATCTCACTTCTCTTCGCATGAAGGAAATTGAAGAGGCGGTGGGGTTTTTCGAGCGCGCTCAAAGAGATCTGGCCTCGGCCTTTGGCCCACGCAGCGCAGAAGCTCAGGCCTTGCAGGATATTCTTCCATTTGCGCGTGAGCAGGTGGCTTCGACCACGGATGCTCAGACAAGGGCACTGCGGTTAATTGCGTCTAACTATGTGGACCTTAACACGGGCAGGCTGAATGTAACTGGGCTTACCCGGTGGGCCGCGCAAAACAAGCCAATGTTGGATCGCATGGGCATCACGCCTGATCTGGAAAACGCGGCCGTAGCCGAAAACGCCCTCAAGCTCCTTGGCGATCCCAACAGCGCAGTCAACCGTGCGGTGCGCAACCAACAGCGGTTTGCTCAGTTGCTGGAGTTTGAGAACGCTTCGATGGCTGTTTCTGATGCCCTGAGAAGTCGTTTCCCGCTTAAGAGCATGAACAACCTTGTGAAGATCGCCCAAAAAGGCGGCCCAGAAGCGGTTGCCGGTCTTAAATCTTCCATCTATGACTACGCATTCAACGCGGCAACAAACCGTACTGGGACCATGAGCCCTGAGGTTTTGGAACGGGTTCTATTTACACCACTTGCCCCTAATCAGCCTTCCATCGTTAAGGTCATGCGCAGCCAGGGGTTGATGAGCTTGTCAGAAGAGAAAAATCTTCGGCGCCTTATCACGCCAATGAGGCGCATTGAGGATGCCTTAAAAAGCGGTAGCCGCGAGAACATGGACGAGATCATCGGCGTAACTTCGCCTCTCACAGATCTCGCTCTTCGAGTGATAGGTTCTGCAGGAGCCGGGAAAATCGCCCCAGGCGGCCCTGGGTCCCTGATCGCTGCTTCGGCCGGTTCTCGCTTCATGCGCTCAATCTTTGACAAGATTCCACGCCTTTCCATGACCCGGATGATCGAAGACGCCACGCAAGACCCAAAGCTCATGGCCATGCTCCTCGAAAAAGCCCCTCCGATTGCTGGTCGCCAAAGGGGTATGGCACGACAACTTGGGGGCTATCTGTTCGCCGCAGGGTACAACTATGCCGCCTACGATGAGCCCCCTGAAGAAACAGTCCCCACTACTCCCATCACCGGGGCACCTGCTTCTCAGTTGCTACGCCAACTCCCCGCTGCTCCCCCCACAACGGGAGTGCCGGGATTGAGCAGTGCGCCGAGTGTCAGGCCTCAGGGCCCAGGGCCCAGGGTTCCTGCTGCGCCACCAATGCCCGGAGCTCCTGGACAACCGCCCACGAGCAGGCAGATGCTTCAGTCACTTTTCCCGTTTGACGCCACACTGCGCGCCGGATCGCCTCTCCAATAGGCGTCCACCCGCTCCATCCACTGCGCCTTGTAATCCAAGAATTCACTACCGGTAGTGGTGAATTCTTGGGTAGTTCCGTCCTGCACGGAGACTAAAACAGCCCCAAATTCGATGTGCGAACCGTGAATTTCGTCGTGCGCCAGAGCATACGCGGCCAGTTGGTGGAAGTAATCTTGAATCCACTCGTGCTTTTTGGGCTTATTGGCCTGTTTGAAATCAACTATCGCTGGCTGCCCTCGATAGACTCCAACTAAATCGGTCGTCCCTGCGTACTTGTTAGGATAGTAGAGCGTCACCTCAGACCCCCAAATCTCTTGCAGATTAGGGAAGTAAGTGTTTATTAACCTGTACCCCATCTCATACCCACGAGTCATGAGCCAGCTTGTGGGGCGAGGGAGGGGCTGCCCCGCGATCATCCGGTCCATGACCATGTGCATGTGAGTGCCCACGGTGGCCGCTTCGGTCTTGATCCGCTCTGCGTTGTCTTTGCCAATCCTCTCGGCCCACGCGTCAAGGGCAGTCTGGTCCTTGGTCGCGGCCAGGATTCTGGTCACACTCGGCAGCTTCTGCTCGCCATATGTCCGCCCCTCCGGGCCATCCACACGCTCAAGCTTTTCGTAGATGTACTTCTTGCGAATCGGGATCATGTCGATCATTTAATCCACTCCTTTGGATCCTCTTGCAGGATGGTGTTGGCGATGTTCATCTTTTCCAGCAGCGCATCGACGATCTTTTCGTCCACCGTATTGGGTGTAAATAGGTCGATATATGTCATTTTGTTGGTCTGGCCATAGCGGTCAATGCGCGCCTCTGACTGCAGCCGCACTTCCAGGTCATAGCCGTTGCTGTAGTAGATCATTGTATGCGCCGCCGTTAGGGTTAATCCGTACCCACCCGTCCTGGGCTGCCCAACAAAAAATCTTAACTCGCTGTTTTCATCAGAAAAACGATCCACAATCTCGGACCTTTCCTCGGCCTTTGTATCACCAAAGTAGGTAGCCACAGAGTTCATCCCGTGGGCCTTTTGCAGGGCCAGCTTGATCGCCTCGATGTCATGCCTAAAGTGCGCCCAGATGATGATCTTGCCGTCCAGTTCCTCCACCGCAGACAGCAACTCATCGAGCCGGTTGTTCTTGATCGGGACGATCTCTCCACCGTCCAAGGTCACATGACCACAGACGATCTGCTGCAGCCGCATGATCTGCGTGAGCGCATTGGTCGTGGTCGTCATTCCCTTCTCAAAGGTCACCAGGGCCATCAGCACCATCTGGTCATAGGCGCGCTTCTGCTCAGGCGTGAGCTCCACCTCGCGCTTTAAAAAGACCTTGTCCGGGAGGTCAAAGCACTCCTCTTTGCGCACCCGAAAACTAAAGCGTGATAGTTTTTCTTGAATCTCATCCAGATGTCGATAGCCTACGACTTGTTTGTAACTGTGCGTTGCAACAGAGCGCTCTATCATCACCGCGTATCGGGCCTGAAAGGCATAAAAACTGTGAATTCCAAGGCATTCTGGGCTTAAAAACTCACACTGGGAGAACAGATCCATCGGGCTTTTGGTCACCGGTGACCCGGTTGCAATACGCCGGTACTTCGCCAGCCTGCCTGCCCTAATCGTCGCCTTAGTCCTTTGCGCCGAATGGTTTTTGATTGTCGTGCTTTCGTCCACGGCAAAAAAAGCCTTGTGGCTGCGCAGGAACATCTGCGCATACGAGGCCCCCTTGGGCGTGGAGAACGCCTCAATGTTCATGATCAGGATCTTCAGATCTTCAGTGATCTCGAACAACGAATCAAGGGCCTTCTTCTCTGCCTTCCTCGGCGCAGGGTTCCAGATAGCCATTCGGTACACCACGTGCTCAGGCATGTGCTTGGGCAATTCGACTTTGTACCAGTTCCTGTACACGCCCTTGGGTGCGACGATAAGCGCCGCGTTGATATGCCCTTGGTCATAGAGCATTGCGGTGTTGTTGATCAACATGAAGCTCTTGCCCGTGCCCATGTCAGCAAAAAGCGCGGCCACAGGCTCTTTCCAGAAGCGCTGTAGATAGGCCTGCTGATGCAGGAAAGGCTTGTTTTTAAAGGGATAACGCCCTAAATGTTTGTCTTCCATATTTCTCTCTTTCTAGCGGCACTTGCATTGCCGTAAGTGAGAGTGTACTATGCAAATTCGTTTTTAGAAAGGAGAATGAATTGGCAAAGGTCTACGTCACGTCTGAGACCACTCAGCACAACGTCACCCCAGCTTTGCAGTTTGGCGAGATCATCACAGTACTACCCCCTAATGCGCAGGTCTTGTTTAGCGTCGTGCCCACAGTACAACGGATTCGACGCCGACTTGAAAAATTTTCTGATGAGGATTATCTTGTTCTCATCGGGGATCCAGCGATCATAGGAATTGTGTGCTCAGTGGCTGCGGCCAAGAACAGCGGGCGCTACAAAGTGTTGAAGTGGGATCGCCGTGAAAAGCTGTACGTTCCATTGCAGGTCGATATCTTTCATAAAGGAGAAATAAATGAGTCTTACGAATTTGTTTGAACAAGACGCAGCAGCCCTTAAAGTTGCTGATGCCGATCTCGCCAGTGTTTCTGCCATGGCCCGTAGGGCCAAGGAACTGGAAAAAGAAATTGAGGACATGGAGTCCGTGGTCAAGGAGCGCAAAGAGCAGTACCGCAAACTGACCGAAGAGGCAATGCCCGAGGCCATGACAAGCCTGGGCATGAAAGGCTTCGACATGGAAGACGGCTCCAAGGTCACGCTCAAGCCCTTCTACTCTGCTTCGATCACCGAGGCCCGTCGTGCAGAAGCCTTCGCATGGCTGCGCACCAACGGCTTCGATGACATCATCAAGAACATCGTCTCTGTCCGATTCGGCAAAGGCGAAGACGAGCTCTGCGCTCGTCTACTGGATCTTCTCCGTGAGCAACGCTTCCCGGCCGAGCAAGCGGAAAAGGTGGAGCCCATGACCCTCAAAGCATGGGTGAAAGAACAGGTCGAGCGTGGCAACGCTTTTCCTGCCGATCTTTTTGGCGCTTACATCGGCCAAAAAGTAACTATCAAATCTCTTTAAGGACCAAGAATCATGGCCAAGACAGAAGTTGCAGCAAAAAGCGAGGGTGCTTTAGCCCTCACATCGATGTTTGAGCAGGATGCCCTTGATGGTTTTGAAGGCATGAATCAGGAAGACTTTGCGCTTCCTTTTCTGCGCCTTCTGACCAACACCTCACCCGAGGTTGGTACGGTTGATGGGGCAATGCCTGGGATGCTTTACAACAGCGTCACGGGTGATTTGTATGATGGCAAGAAAGGCATTGAGGTAGTCCCTTGTGCCTATGTCCGGCAATACATTGAGTGGGCCCCTCGCGGGTCTGGCAGTGGCGCACCTGTATCAATGTATCCCGCCACCAGTGACGTGCTGTCGCGCACTCACCGTGAACCGGGCGAGAACAAGGACTATCTGGACAATGGCAACTACATTGAGAACACGGCCAATCACTATGTGATGGTCATTCGCGATGACGGTACGCCTGAGCCTGCCTTGATCAGCATGAAGTCCACACAGCTGAAGAAGTCCCGCAAGTGGAACAGCATGATGCAGTCCGTAAAAGTGGCAGGCAAGAGCGGACTGTTTACGCCTCCCATGTATAGCCAAGTCTATCGACTCACCACAGTGGCTGAGTCCAATGACAAGGGCAAGTGGTTCGGTTGGGAAGTGGAACGTGTCGGCCCTGTTGAAGATGCGCTCGTCTATCAGGCTGCAAAGGCTTTTGCTGCCTCGGTTAACGCCGGGGACGTGAAGGTCAAGCACCACGACGAGGCCGCAGAGACAGGCACAACACCGTTCTAACTTCCAAGGTCGGGGGCCCACGGCCCTCGGCCTTTTTCAACCGAGAAGAAGATGACCGACATAACACGGTTCAAAGCAATTTTCTCCGGATTGGATGTTGCATACGGGACGTACAAAATAGACAAGTCTCGCGGTGATGGAAAACAGACTGGCAAGGCCGTCGTTGTCCGTCAGCCACCAACAGATGATCTGTGGGAAAAGCATTTACAGGGGGTCGAGCCCAGCCTGGGGATTATTCCAATCCGTGCAGACAACACCTGCATTTGGGGCTGCATCGACATCGACCAGTATCCTCTAGACCACAAAGGTCTTGTAGAAAAAGTCCGCAAGCTAAAACTCCCTCTTGTCGTCTGCCGCAGTAAATCTAGCGGCGCGCATTGCTTTCTCTTCATGCGCCAGCCCATATCAGCGGCTGATATGCAGTCTACGCTCAAGGCCATGGCCGCGCTCCTGGGCGAGGCAGGCAGAGAGATCTTCCCCAAGCAATCCGAAATCCTTGTTGACCGTGGCGACACGGGCAACTTCTTGAACCTGCCCTATTTCGCAGGTGACGAGGGCATGCGCTATGCGTTGAAAGACGACGGCACGGCCGCAAGCCTGGAAGAGTTTTACCAACTCTACGCAGATCACGTACAGGACGAAGTCCCTAACGTCAGCCCACCAGCAAAGCCAGACCAGCCTATTCCTGACGGCCCACCATGCCTGCAGGCCCTTTGCACACAAGGCTTTCCCGAAGGCACACGAAACAACGGGCTTTTCAACATCGGGATCTACCTGAAAAAAGCCCATCCCCATGACTGGGATACCAAGCTCATGGAACATAACAACAAATACTTTCACCCGCCCCTGGGCCTCACAGAAATACAGGTGATCGTCAAGCAGCTGACCAAAAAAGATTATCTCTACAAGTGCAAAGATCAGCCCTTAAACAGCTTTTGCAACAGCAGCATGTGCAGGACCCGCAAACACGGGATCGGGGCCAACGGGCCAGACTCCCCGGCCCTGTCCTCACTGTCAAAGTACAACAGCGAACCGCCTCTGTGGTTCTTAGACGTGAACGGCAGACGGCTGGAGCTTGATACCGACAGCCTGTACAACCAGAACCTTTTCCAAAAGGCCTGCATCGACCGCATCAACGTACTGCCCCCTACTTTACGCAAACAGGACTGGGAGCAGGTGCTCAACTCCCTGCTGCGCGAGATGGTCGAAACCGAACAGATCCAAGAGGCCCCAGAAGACACGAGCTTCACTGGCCGGTTCTTCGATCTCTTAGAAGACTTCACCACCCACCTGCAACAGGCCATGGACCGCGATGAGATTCTCATGGGCCGCCCTTGGACGGATGACGCAGAAGCCAAGACCTACTTCCGGTTCAAGGACCTCGAAGCACACTTAAAGCGCAATAACTTCTTGGGCATGTCCTTGAATCGCATGGCCCAGCGCGTCCGCGATCTCGGCGGTGAACCATGCACCTTGTTTCTAAAAGGCAGGCAGACAAGATGCTGGCGTATCCCACGGTTCGAGCGGCAAGACGCCCCGTTCGAGACGCCTGAGCAGAGCAAAGTGAGTCCGTTCTGATGATATACAAGGTCTTCGGCCCTCCCGGTACTGGCAAAACAACCTACCTGCTCAACACCGTAGAGCGGTACTTGGAACAAGGCACACTGCCCTTGAACATCGGCTACTTTGCCTTCACCCGCAAGGCGGCCGCCGAGGCCAAGGAGCGGGCGATTGTGAAGTTCCCGCACCTGCAGAGTAACAGTGACTTCCCGTGGTTTCGGACGCTACACAGTCTTGCCTACCACTGCCTGGGCGTTAAGCAAAATGACATGATGTCGCCCGAGCACTTTAGGGAATTTGCCAAGCTTGCACGGCTCACGCTGACGGTTGACGAATCAGATGAAGAGGGCCTTGTCAAAACAGACAACCCGATTCTCAATGAGATCAACCTTGCCCGGATCCGGGGCATGGACCTGCGCACACACTACAACCAGAGCGGCCTTTCCATCGAGTGGTGGCACTTTGAGTTTGTTGAGCGCACCTATCGCCAGTACAAAGAACAGCGCCTGCTCTTTGACTTCACCGATCTCCTAGAAAAAATCATCCTCGAACCCGAGCGCCTGCCCACGCTGGAGTTGCTCATCATCGACGAGGCACAGGATCTCTCTCGTTTGCAATGGAACTTGGTCCAGGAACTTGTAGCGCGTAGCGTTACAACCTTCATCGCCGGGGATGATGATCAGGCCATTTACCGTTGGGCAGGGGCGGACGTAGACACCTTCCTCTCGCTGCCAGGAGAGAACATCATCCTTGACCAGTCCTATCGCGTCCCACCGGTCATTCACGATCTTGCCAACGAAGTATCCGACCGGATACGCATTAGACAGCCAAAGACATGGCGACCAAAGGAAGGATTTGAAGGCTCGCTCTTTTGGTACAACCGCTTTAGCGACGTGGACGTGACCAAGGGCAACTGGCTCATCCTTGCCTTCACGAACTACTACCTCACGCCCATCCACGGCTGGCTCTTGGACCAAGGCGTTCTCTTCGAGCGCAACGGCCATCGCAGCGTTTCTGAGACCATCGTGCGCGCCGTCATCGGATGGGAGAACCTGCGCAAGGGCAAGGAAGTGGACTACGCGACCGTGGCGCTGGTCTACAAACACCTCGGCACGGAGTTTGTCAAACGCGGCAATAAGTCCTTTAAAGACGGTGATCCCGAGGCTCTCTACACCCTGCAAAAGCTTAAAGACCACCACGGCCTACTGACCGATGTCATCTGGCACGAGGCCCTGACCAAGATCGCCGAGGATAAGCGCAACTACATCATCGCTCTTCTTAGGCGTGGGGTGCGCCTAACAGGCGAGGCCCCCGTAAAACTGTCCACGGTCCACGCGGCAAAAGGCGGGGAGGCGGACAATGTCCTACTGCGCCTGGACCTCTCAGCACGGTTCATGGAAGAACTGCAAAAGAATCCCGATGACATGCGCAGACTGCTCTATGTGGGCCTGACCCGAGCAAAAAGAGAATTGCATATCGTCGAACCCGAAACCTATTCAAGAGGCTTTACCTTATGACATTACCTCTGTTCCCACGCCAGACAGAGTGGGTCCCCCCGGACAAATTCCCAGACCTATCGGACGCGAAGGAGATCGCAATTGACCTCGAAACATGTGACCCTAACATGGAGAAATACGGCCCCGGATGGCCAAGAAACGATGGCTACATTGTTGGTTACGCCATCGCTGTTGACGGATGGACCGGATACTTCCCTGTTAGACATCAAGGTGGAGGGAATCTTGACCAGGGGCTCGTTGAGCGCTTCATCAGACGAGTTCTTCTGCTTCCCGCTGACAAAGTTATGCACAATGCAGCTTACGATTGCGGGTGGCTCATGGCCCACGGATATGAGATTAAGGGTCGAATCCTGGACACAATGATCGCGGCCCCGCTGATTGATGAGAACCGCTTTTCCTACAGCCTCAACGCCCTGGGCTTTGACTATCTCAAAGAGATCAAGTCCGAGCAGGCCCTAAAAGATGCCGCCAGTGACTTTAACGTCCACGCCAAAAAGGAGCTCTGGAAGCTGCCTGCGATGTTTGTTGGTGAATACGCCGAGCAAGACGCCGCGCTCACGCTAAAGCTCTGGCAACACTTCCAGACTGTGCTGCGCAAGGAAAACATCGAGTCGATCTTTGACCTCGAAACAGAGCTCCTGCCCATTCTCATCAACCTCACCAAGCGCGGCATCCGCTTTGACCGCGACCGCGCCAAGACCCTCATCGTGCAGATGCAAGAGCGCGAAGAGACACTACAGCGCGAGTTGAAGAAATTAACAGGATCCTCGGTTGAGATCTGGGCCGCTGCAAGCATCGCCATTGCCTTTGACAAGCTCAAACTTCCCTACCCAAAGAGCAACACAGGACTGCCCAGCTTCACCCGGTCATTCCTCCAGAACCACGAACACCCCATTGCCAAGCTCATCATCGAAGCACGTGAACTGAACAAGACCCACGGCACGTTCCTGCAGCCCTACCTGGACTTCTCCGCCGCCGACGGCCGCATCCACCCCCACGTCAACCAGCTGCGTTCTGATGAAGGCGGCACGGTCACAGGACGACTGTCCATGGCCAACCCAAACCTTCAGCAGGTTCCTGCACGGCATGAGGTTATTGGGCCGATGGTCCGTGGGCTGTTCTTACCAGAAGAAGGCGACACCTGGGCTGCTTGTGACTTCTCTAGCCAAGAACCACGGATCCTGATCCACTATGCATCGCTCTTGGGTCTCCCCGGCACAGAAGGAATTGTCGATGCTTACCAAAAAGATCCCAGTACTGACTTCTATCAGATCGTGGCTCAAGCGGCTAACGTCTCGCGCAAGGTGGCGAAGACCTGCATTGCAGAAGGGCAACTTGTCCTAACAGACCGAGGCCTTGTCCCTATTGAAAAAATAAGGGTGGACGATAAAGTATGGGATGGGGTAGAGTGGGTGAGTCATGAAGGAGTGGCCTTCATGGGAACCAAGGAGGTCATTACCCATGGCAATCTCACAGCAACACCGGACCACGACGTCTGGACAGTCCAATCAGGGAAGATTCCTTTCGGGGTCGCAGCATCAAGACTGGATGACCTCGTTTCCACAGGAAATGCTGAACAAGCGATTCAATATGTGGACCGTCACGAGTCTGGAGATACAGAGAAAAGGCCATCATCAATACATCAAAGTGCGCTGCGACTGTGGAACAGAGGCCTGGAAGTTATTGGAAAACTTGAAGGCGGGGAAATCGCGGCAATGCCAATCATGTGCTACGCGGGGAAGGCACCAACGGGAAGGCAATTTACTGGTCTCATCAAGAGAAGTAGGCCTTCTACAGAAAAGAGCGACTGCTATTTTTCAACGCTGCAACAACCCAAGCGACAAGGGCTTTCGGGGCTATGGCGCACGTGGAATAACGTGCGAATTTGGGTCGATCAAAGAGCTCGTGGAGTATCTTCTTACTGTGGCCCCAGCCGAACAGTGGGTGAGCAAACAGATCGACCGGATCGACAACAACAAGGGCTACAGCAGAGGCAACATTCGTTGCGCCACGTCGTCTCAGAACAATGCCAACAGGAGAATCACGCACTACGTCTCTTACAAAGGGCAAAAAGTGTGCTTGGGTCACTTGTGGCATCTGGTAAAGACGGATCACCCTTTTTACGAATTCACGCCGGGTTGGACAACAAAGCTTGTGACGCGCGGAGTGCTTCCGGATCAGCTTGCGGAGTACAAACGAAACGGTATGCGAAGGTCTACGACATCCTCAACGCCGGACCCCGCCATCGTTTCACTGTATCGGGCGTCCTAGTTTCAAACTGCACCCTGGCCATCATGTACGGCGCAGGGAAGGCCAAAATGGCTCAACAGCTGGATCTTCCTGTGGACGAGGCAGGTGAGCTCATCCAAACCTTCCACACCCGCGTACCGTTCCTCAAGGGCACAGTGGACGCCGTCCAAAAGCGCATTGAGCACCCGGCCTCCGGCGGATCAATCCGAACCTTGCTTGGCCGTAAGTGCCGATTCCCGCTCTGGGAGCCCACGCAGTGGGGCGTAAACAAGGCCCTGCCATATGAGCAGGCCGTTATAGAATACGGTCGTTCGATTAAGCGAGCGTTCACTTACAAAGGACTGAATCGCCTTATTCAAGGCTCGGCTGCTGACCAGACAAAGGCCGGGATGATCGCTCTTCATAAGG